TTAAAAAACACTCGAGACATTAATCAATGAATCGTCTTTCTCTGATTTAATCGGCGCACCCCGACGAACTGGAGCTATTAAGGCTAACTGTCTTATCTTATCAAAGACTAAAAACTCATTATAATCAGGCATTGAAAGCACCGAATAACGGTAACTGTAATTAAAAAGCTCAGTTGGTACAGAGCCTTGCTGTGATTCAAAATACACCGTTAAGCCTTTGAACTTATCAAAGCCAGTGGCAAAAATGCCCTTGTATTCTAAATCAGGGAATTGATTCACTATCTGATAATTCCCCCCATCATAAGTGACGCTGTTATCTTGAAAGCAAATCCCACGAACACAAAAGCTAGGCAGCGAATGACTAGGAACTTGAGTAGAAGTAATGGTGCTTTGCTCATTTGTTGAAACCTGTTTTTCATAATTTCCCCCTGTAATTAACTCATTATCATAAAGACCATAAAATGAATAAGAGAACAAACTTATAATGAAAAGTGACAGGATAACTATTTTTCTGTCTTTCCAGAAAGGCGTACCAGCTAACGTATCCCTAGCCTTGCCCGTTGTTGTGCTCTGATACATTTTAAAAACGTACTTAGGTACTTTTTTAATCTCTCTGGTTGTAGCGTGAGAGTCTTGTAAGCCTGAATTGGTAGCATCATGGGTTGTTAAGGTAAATTTAGCTCCTAGACCCATTGTGGCGCGGTTAAAGTGCCTATAACCAATTTCCGCAGCGTCACGTATCATTCCATGAACCTTGCTAATATTCGGTGTTGTGAGGCAAATATCCCAACCATGGTGACGATGCATATCAAATGCTACCTCAAAAGTTTCTGGACGCCCTTCTTCGACTAAATCTGAAGGTGTATCAAGAGCTTTTAGGTTGGCCATAGTTAATTTAGGCGACCAAATTCGACCGCATTCATCAATAAAAATAAACGCATCTTTAGGTGCCCAATGCCAAAACTTAGCAAGATGAATACGGCCATTAGGATGGTCCGTGTCTACAAAAATAAAAACAATATCCGATTCATTAATACCAAGGTGTTTAGCGATAACCCCTAGCTTTAAACCACGGATATTAGTAACTATAGGACGGCCTGATTTAATCGCAGGAAGAAGCCTAAGCCAGAGTGCTCCCGATGTTTTATAAGAGCCAGGCGCGCCATGATGAACAAAGATACTCATAATTTAAAAACCTGAAGTGAAAAGCGAGTTAATAGAGCCTGAATTAAAATAGCAAATACTTTATCTAAACCAAGGTAAAACAGAATGCCACTATATTGTGGCGGTAACATATCTATGGCAGATTGAATTTGAGGATAAATAGAAAACATAGAAACAATGTTATTAGATACATCCCAAAAGAATTTGATAATAAATAATTTGCTTTCTAAAAACATCTCGGCTAATTCAATAACTAAAAAAGCCACACCATCAACAAACCAAGAGTAAATATAATCCAACATATAGCGCTACCTTAAAAATATAATCATAGCTGCAAAGATATAAGCCGCAGCAAGTAATATCTTTCTAATTAAATCCAGATGCTCATTAAATACGGAAAAATCCAAACAGAAATTATAATCAAATGCATCGATATAACTACAGAACGAAGGTATGGATGCATGACCAATAAACTCATGCTCTTTTGATTTTGATATTAACGATTCAATTTCATTTTTAAATTTAATTTTCGTTTGCTCATAACTATTTAATGCAGTTTGAATAGGAATAGAGCACGATTCTTGAGTACAGCTACCCATAACTAAAGAGCCTAATCCGCCTATTTCTGATTTAATTGAATTAAGAATACTTGTGTAATCTTTTCCACTCCCAGAGCCGCCGCTCCCAGAGTTCATATTGTCATTAATCAGCTTAATCGAAGCGTTAATATCTTGAAGATTATAATTGATATTTGAATTAGTCATTTCAAGGTTTTGAGAGAGGTTATCAATTTTATCATTAAGCTGAAGAAAGTTTTTATTATCAGAAGAATGAAAACCAGAAAGTTGATCGCTCATTTGAATATATCGTTGTGTATTTCTATCCATAGATTCACGTAGATTTACATCTATAGAAGCTGCATATGATAACGTTTTTGATATATTCGCAGAATCTTGAGCAGAAAATACACCATTAGAATCGCTACCGCCGCCATCACCACCAGAACCCCCACCGTCACCACCAGAGCCGCCGCCAGTATCACCGCCCTGAATAAAGCCTTCAGCGTCACAGGATTTACCTAGGGCTTTAAAATCGCCAGAGCATAAACCGTTAGCGCAAGCTGGCAAAAAAGTAGGAGTAAATAAACACTTTCCAGAGCAATAATTAGGGAAATCACCAAAATCAGATTGTTTCCAAGAAAGTGATAGCGTTGAATTCAAGTCACATTCTGGTATTTCTCCACAAGAAGCCCCCGTTCTTTTATATTGAAACTGAAACCAGTTAAGTTGATCCATTGAATGAGGAGGAACATGGGAAACTGTTGGAACATGATAAATATTTGCTTGGCAGTCTTGATGGCACAGCTTACTTGGAAACTTTTCGGCATTGATATCATTAGCTGAAATATAAATATCTTTGTTAAAAATAGAATCAGAAATACAAAGGCCGTAAGGATTTGTAGAAGAAAGCGCAGGTGTACTTAAAAAAGAAAGTAAGAATAAAAATACAAACATAAGATCAACAAAGGGGCCGAAGCCCCTTCCTATTAATTAAACTAAATAAAGACCTGATATAAACCCAGTAATAACAACACCAGATGAAAACAGGCCAACACCGAGTTCTATCATTTTATTTTGCTTTTTTAGTTAAGCTAATCACAGCAACAACTAGAACGATTAAAGCAACAACACCGAGAACCATTGGAGAAATTGCAGTTAACGTGGCAGTCGTTTTAGCAAGAGAAGCAGTAACCGCAGCAACAAGACCCGCGTCAGCACCATCACCGCCAGTAGCAAACGCAGGAGAAGCAGCAGCAAGCGCACCAACAGAAAGAACTACTTTAGAACCGTATTTTTTAAATTTAGATTTAAACATAATTAAATTACTCTATTTTTAATTATTGATAATACAAGACTGGCAACCGCGCCAATCCCAAAAGAAGTGAAGAATAAAACTAAGATACTTTTAACCACTTCAAAATATAAAGCATCATTCCAAATATAAGACACGAAATAGATTATTTTTTATTGTGCGGAACTGAATCCCAAAGCGTACAAATAACATCTAAACCGATAATAATATTTTTTGTTGGGTCCTCTGGAAGTGGTTCTGTTTTTAATTCCACTAAAGCAGGGAAAGCAATATTTTTGATTTTATTTAAAAGTTCATCATTCGATTGAAATGGGATTTCAATTGATTCATGCCCAGAAGCTTCACCTACCCCTTTATCTGTTTTCCATTGTCGAATAGGTTTACCAACAAATAGATTTTTAATATCGTAAGGTTCATTATTTGATTTTGCTAAACCAACAGAATTTGAATAACCAAAAGCTACGATTTTCATATTTATTTCTCCAATATTTCAATCATTAATTTTTTATAAACATTGGGTAAAACAAATTTATCATTAAGCTGTATGCTATCACCGTCGGGATTTCCATTTGCTAAAATGCCGAAAGTTTTTTCTAAATCACCATTGAAGTGATTAGCTATATCAAAAAGTGTTTTACCCACTTGACGTCTAGCCCATCTAATTTGTGAGTGGATGTCTAGACAGGCTTTTTTTTTATTACTAACGATCTTTACTGGAGTACTAGAAATAATACTCGCAGAATATGCGCAGCTCCCTGCAAAGTAACCCGATATATTCAAAAGAACATCAATGGATACTTTTTTCAATTCAACTTCTGAACGAAACCAGAAGAAGTCTAAACCTAATTGCGCCGCTTTGTTGTAGATTCGCCAATACACAGTAGATTGACGATTCCCAACTTCAAACGATTCATTTACGATTTCACCATTAGGAGAAACGACAACACGCTCTCCCCCGTTAGGGGCACGACCAAAAGCAGACGTTCTGAAAGCATCATCACAATATGCCTTTTTAGCGTATTCACGGCCAAACATTTCATGAAAATCATCAATAGCTAAGTCAATTCGAGATAAACGAGTAACACCAACAATAGTTAGCCACCAATGCAAGCGGAAACCATCCGTATGATTAAATACATGCTTACAACCTGCCCCCTCAATTTGAAAGAAACAAGTGCCGTTGTTACCACCTAAAGCAACAAAACCGACACGCTTTGTAGTGTTAGGAACGTAAAGACCAGCTGAATTTTCATAACCATTCAAGCCCTTTTCACGCCAGTTACCAAGGCGAAGCCCCAGAACGATTAAACAAAACACCTCTAAACGGTCATGCAACATCACATTAAATTGTTGTTTATAGATGTCCTCAAGCTTACGTTTTTTTTCTTCGTCGTTTTTTACTAGCTTGTAATTTGGTTTAGGCATCTTGCGAAACTTTAATTTTCGACCGTTTTTTCTACTTGGATGCACAGGAACAGGAGCGAAACGCATATCTGACAAATCAGCTTTATGAAGATGACGCAAATCAACATAAGGGAATGTGAAAGAAAGCCAGTCACAGAAAACGTAAGGAGATAGATTTGTATCTATTTCCTTAATTTCATCTAAATTTACTGTTTTCTTCGTCATCTCGAAAACCTGTCAAGTAGTAATTTTCAGTCATGTTAGGGTTGAAAATTACTAATGCCAAGCTACTATATGAAAAAACACTATTTATAATGGTCAAAATAACTCACTTTTGGAGGTCGATATGATAAAAGAACGAATAAAGGAACTTAGAAGTAGTAGAAATTTGACTCAAGAAGATGTTGCCAATGCCATGAAAATTGCAAAATCAACATACATAAAATATGAAAAAGGCACGCAATCACCTCAATTGGAAACTATCGAAGTGATGGCTAAATTTTACGGAGTCGATATATCTGAATTTTTTGACGAAAAAAAACCAGACTTAGATCTCCAGTTGATGTCGAAGCTAGAATTAATCAATCAACTAGAAAAAGATGAAAAGGAATCAATAATACTGATGATAGAGGGATTAATTTTTAGAAGACAAAATATAAATCTAAGTAAAAGATTAGCTTAAATATGCGCTGTAAGGACGTACCGCGCGGAAAGTGACGGAGTTTACCCCCGTAATACTAGACGGGGGTTTTCTGATTATTCGCGCCTCTTTCCTCCTCCTCAGTCTTCGTCGCTCGTCAATCGTTGCTTATAATCAAACAAAAATACCTTAAATATTTTCATAATTTGATTATTTAAAGAGCGATTCTGTAGGAAGTAGCTTTTTTCTTTGGAGAGTGATTTCCCAAATACACTAATCATCGGTAAGGGCTTTGAATGGAGCTGAACATCTCCACAAGGTAACAATGTAACTGGTGTGCAGTAGCTTTTGAGTTTTCGAATGTTGCAGTATGGGCAATTCTGTATGGCTACGCCATTAAAAATAACCTGGGGTTACGTACGCGAGGGATTAGAATAAATATATTGACGTATGTTTTGATTCCTTTAAGAAAGAAAACCCATGGTGGGGTGTCGAATTCCACCATGGGTTACTTTTTATTAACAAAGGATTACCGATGTTAATTTGAACCATTGTCAACATAGATTTATCGGAAGCAAAAAATCTATATTTATAATCCCATACATTAGCAACACTAAAAACTAACATATCTGCAAAAAACACAACATAAAATGCAATCTAATGCGCATTATACGATTTATGTTACGGGTTAACTTCAAAAAACGATTCTCACGATGAGCATTAAAAAGGCCAGACAAGCTGACCTCCTAATTTAAAGCATATCCCTCGCCCACGTTTTGTATTCAGTTAAGCAGAGCAAACCACTCAACATAAATCATGGGATATAATGCGCACTAAGGTATATTGTTACTACAGGGTAATTTATAGCTTCTGTCAGTGTTGAAACGCTGAATTTTATGTTTATTTTAACCTTCGTATTATGTATCAGCCTTCACATAATTTAAAAATTGGCGTGATTATTTTGTCGCTTCTTCCAATACTAACTAAGCAACAACAATCATTCGTACGTAAATTATATGTGAGGTATACAAATGAAAAAATTACTTTTTACATTGCTGTTATTGATGTTTTCTAGTTATTCCTTTAGTGAACACGAATCTGTGACTGTTCCAACTCAAGGACTTAGTACTATTTCACCAACGTTAACAGAGCCAATTGAAATACCTTCCTGTTTAAAACAAGGCAATGAAAATTTGCAAGGATTTGAACGTTCGAAAAAAACTGAGCATATGTCAGATGAAGAATTTTCAAGATCATGCAGCCTTTGGCCATGTGAACTTTGCTGCTATGCGGCATGTACTGGGTGTTAGCTAGTTACTAAGAGCCAGTTTTGTACTGGCTCTATTTTATATTGAAATAATTTTAGTGGTGATCTCCACAATCTGAGTCATGAAACAGATTAAAATGTGGCATAGATATATCCATTCCATGGCCTAGATGTCCATTAAATGCATAAGCGGTTCCAACTGATAATGCAAAAACGGCAGCAATTATTACGATTATTTTTTTCAT